CCAACCTGACGCATCTTGATAAATCTCACCAACTGGCTTGCCACGCTTGGTTTTAATTACTTCTGCACCTGGATAGATTGTATCGCTAGCGCCTTCCGCCACACCTTCTTTGGGCACACAGTTATTAACTCTCACGCCACCCTTTATTTTAGTTTTAGGGTTGCCAATCTTTTTGTTGTGCCAGCAAGCTGGGTCCAAGCGTTGTTTAATTTCATTAAATTTCATTTTATTGCCTCATTCTTCGCCGCAGCGTTGTGTGCATTTACTACTGCACTGGGTATAACACACTGGTTATCGTATTTCGTGACTTCGCGATCCACATATTGTTTAATTATGATTCCTTTTTCGCGAATGATTTTAACCTTTTCCTGACCTTTATTATTTAACTTTTCATTTGCTGCCTGAGATTCAGCCTCGGCTTGCGCCAGCTTTGCTTCTACTTCACGCACACGTTCGCGCCAGGCCATTTCTGAACTATAACCACCTTGAAAATACACACCCGATAATAGCACAGCCACTGAAATGATCTGTGCTAGTTTAATGTGTGGTGCTAGTGCGGGAATTAATCTAACAACGTGCTTTAAAAAGAAACAAGTCAGTAACGTGGATAAAATGCCCGTAAGTAGAACTGCATTGACCACAAATGCTAAAAAGGCGTCGGGTAGAAAATGCAGTAGCCACATGGATTATGCTCCAAATACGTGCAGTGCGTGTTCGTAGTGCTTGATACGATCTTCAAGACCGATATATCCACCATTAATGATCTTGGTCATTGTTTTGATGTCTCCTGCGTCGGCCCACTTATTGAGATTATTTGTTTCCCAGAACCAGCAGCCAGATTGCACAGCCCCTTCAAATGTGCCCAGATACTCTGATACTTCTTCTACAGGGGTTTCGATTGAGTCAGCAAAGTTTTGATAATTGTTTTTGCCTGTTAATTGAATCAAGCCACGTCCGCAATAGCGATAACCGTCGCCTGACGCTTCGTCGCCATTGCCCATACGGTTAGCATACACTCTGTTAGCAATCTTTTCGCCCTTGTTGGCGTATTCAGCAGCAATAGCATCGTCGGGGAAATACTTGGGGAATACACGTCTTAAACTAGCTGCTTTGTAGTTTAGATTTTCTTTCAAAAACACATAGTTGCCAGATTCGTGTGCAGTTTGTGCAATGAATGCTGCCACACGCTGTGGGGTGTCAATCTCATACTCAGGAAGAATTTCATTGAGTGCATGCACCCAGTAGTCTAAATATGGGTTTTTGCCAATGCAGCTTTGTAGTTGTTCTTTAGTGATTTCCATGGGGCTCCTAATAATTGTTGTTATTAGATATTTAGCGCCGCCCCCACCGAATCCAATTCCAGATACGCTCGTGAACAAAATAAAGAAGTGTATTAAAAGTCAGTTGAATCACAGCAATAGTGCTGGACACAGCAAAGTCTCCCAGAATAGCATAGCTGATAAGAAAGGTAGCAGTGGAGCCGCACACACGCCAACTCACAGTTTTTGCTATGCTTCTAGCTGTGGTTTCTATCATAATTTGCTTTTATTTCACGGTACAAATCAATGTCGGGCTGAAAATAGTTTCTAACTGTGTCATCGATGGCGGGATTGCTTTCCCATAGATCTTTTACTTTGGTGTATACTTCGCTCATGTAGCTGCCAGTGGCATGAGTAAACTCTACATTCCAGTCTGGCACAGGAAGCCCGTGTCGCGTTAAAAATCTTTCAGTTTCTTGAATAGCCACTTGATGATCATTGGTCATCAGTAACCAATTTATTTTTCTAACTGCTGCACCGTAAATGTTGTGCAGGCTGGCACTGTGAGCGTCTAAAAAAGGAACTATTTTAATCAAACGATCAAAGTTGCCTTTATTTTTCAACAACAAACCGCGAGTGTCTGTGCTAATGATCATTTCCGAAATACCTTTGTGGCGGCGCTGTATAGGGTCCATGATATATGAAAACACTGTTTCATTGTCCCAATTTATGCTGTCAAATGATATTTCAGCCCAGCCTGCCGCTTTAAAATTGTTGTAAAAGAATTCACTGCCTGCTTTTAGTGTTCTTGTGTAAACAAGTTTATTTTTTCTCAAGCAAGTGATATCTCTTTTGTAGTCAGCAATCATTTTAATCCCGGTCCGGGACGAAAGTTTCCCAGCACATGATGCGCTACAAATTCGCTCCATTTCACTGAGTCTTGTTCTGTTATGCGAAAATCGTATTCTTCAGGGGGTTGAAACATAGCATTGGTATCTTCGAATCTGCCTGCTTGAATAGTGTCTACCCATACAGTCCAGTCTGCGTGAAAGTTTGTGCGCATTTCTGGCAGTGGTGCCACAAAGTCTGCAATCACATAATCCATGCCAGTCATTGAATCCGCTAGCTCACGCATGCGTTTGCTCTGTCGTATGCGCCCTTCGTAGCTGAAATCCCAGTCGTTGTATTTTTCACGCACAATATCAGCATTGAGCCAGCCTACCCGTCGATTGGCATTTTGTAAATGCTCTAGAATATACTGTGCCAGATAGGTTTTACCGGCACCTGGCAAGCCCATGATTAAAATACGTTGTGGGATTTTCATTTCTTTTTTCGTGAAGCGTGTTTTGTCACTGCGTCCAGTGGTTGTTCATTTACTGCGCTGAAATATTTGGCATTGGTGTCTTCGGCCAGGATTTCATTTATACGAGCATTTGTGTAATCAATGGGAAATTCTAATTCTTTTTCCACACGTTGTAGATATTGACTGCCATAAAGATGCAGTAATTCATAACTTAAAAAAGTCGGTATGGAGAATTTAGAATATTCAGCCAGTGCTTGTTGATATGTTGCAGCGCCGCGCACCCGTGACTCTTGATAATCTAATATATTCTTGTCTCTGCCCAGCACAGCAATTTTTACTCTGTAGCCTAGGTTTTGTACACCCGAGACAAATGCTTTAAAGTCCGGCACAGTGGCTTCACCGTTGTTCATATACGGCACACTGATGCTGGTCACGTGCCAGTCACTCATGGCCCAGGGTGCATGTCGTAGTTCTCCGGGATTGAGCCAATAACGTGCCCAAGGCTCTTCGTCGTGTCCGATCCAGTGATCAGTTAGCAGTGCATTCCATCCCATTACTCGAGGGTGCAGAGCAAATATTTTGCTCCATAAATGATTTCCTGCACCTTGGGGTCCTGTTAAGATTAATAGTGTTTTCATACTTTATTTTAGCTGAGCTAGCCAAGCCAGGGTTTTTTCTGTTTTAATTCCTGTTAATTGAAATGTAACTCTGGGGTCAAACCCTGCATTAGCAGTAGCATGAGGAATGTTAACCCAGTCAAATGTGGTTACATCTCCGGCACGCCATTGATTATAGTGGTAATTTCCGTATTCCCAAAACTGCCCAGGACGCCAATCTGTTAGCTGAATCATAATACGCATAATAGATTCTGGAGCATCGGGCGCCCATTTCCATAACTTATCAATGTGTAGATTCCAAACTTCACCAGGTTGTTGCACATGTATGCGATTCATGCACTTGTCAAGTCCCACTGCGTCGCTGATAGCTTGCAAGCTAGGGGGAATTTTCCAGTTCAAATGCGTAATTGGGAGATCTTTGCTCATGCCATGGCTTGTTAAATCATATTCTTCCGCTGCTAGTTCATCAGGTGGTGCTTCAATGCCTTCGCCTTTGTAGCCTCGTGTGGCCCAGGTTGCGGGTTTACTATCGGCAACAATATCTGGCAGATCATTTTCCCAGGTAGGAGTAATGTGTCCTAGATACGTCATTACGTCCATGGGGTTGTCTTTTTTCCCAGGATTGAAATGATAGTCTGATCTTTGTCGTGCTGCTTCCCAATTTGATTTCATATTACTACAACCTTTACATCTGCATATTCGTATACCTGCTGATAATTGTCAGGAGGCAGTTCAATGTTTAATAATTTGCACAACTCCAGGTTGTCGTATGGAACATTTGATGGATAATTCAATGTGGCGTTGACAATGCCCTGATTTTGTTGCCGAATTATTCCAGCCATTGTTTTTAAATCTCGATAATAGCCGTGATACAAGGGATATGTTATATCAAAATGCCCGCACTTTACCCACCAACCCAGGCAAGCGTCGTCAGGACGATAAACCAATACAATAGGTACCTCAGGAAAGGTTCTACGCAAAAAGTCGATATGATTTGAAAAGATGTGACTTTTAATAATACGAATGCCTGTGTGATTGCTTTTAAAGGGTGTGTCAAACACAGCTTCAAGTTCTTCACGAGTGTATTCATTGAAATTCTCCGGTAAATTTGATTCCATTCCTGGATCAAAATAAGCACCCAGATGCATTAGTTCTCGACGGCCTGACGCATCGTGATAATAAGTCCATTCATCTCGATAATCTGAACGATCTATAGTGGGTGAGTAATAAATGTTTTTAACTACGCTGCTCCATTTAGAGCCTGGAGCGCCGGCTACAAATACGTATTTCATTCTTTACTTAAATCAATTCTACTCAACACAGGAATAAAGGCAGTGCGTAGATCGTCCATGTGACGCTTTAATCCTGCTGGAGTAAGTTCGTCTTCTGCATAGAAAATAACATTGGCATCTGTGTATTCCTTGTATTCTTGCGAGCGCACTGCTGCTGCAAACTCACGTTGATACCATGCAACAATGTCTCGGTTGGTACCCGGGGGCAGTTGAATACTCCATGCTGCATATACATTGATACCCGGAGCTACATCACGCAATAGTGGAACATTGGGGAACTGCGACATTTTTCTTGTGCCTGTAAATCCAATTGGTTTTACTTTGCCCCCATCAATAAGTGCTTTAGCAACTGCAATTGGCATAATACCGAACTCTGTGCCGGTTCTGCCATCGTAGCTAGCAACGCTCTGAACTGCTGGCATGGGACCATTGAATTTGATTGGCTTTACTTGTTCTCTGTTGCCTTTGCCCTTTTCCATTAGGTATTCAAACGCAGTGCGATGTGCTCCACCTCCAACAGCTACATTAATAGGACTGGTTGCTGTGCGAATTAGTCGCACAAATTGTTCAGGTGTATTGATATCGCTTTTAACCGACGCTACCAATACCAAGGGTGATTTGCCCATGGTCAGCACGTCAACAAATGTGTCGTAATTGTATTTTTTAATGTCTTTCTGCCAGATATCGTTTGTTACATAACTGCTCATGTGGCTGGGCAAGTTAATGGTGTAACCGTCTGGTGCAGCGTCCAGGAATTTATTATTTGCAATAACTGAATCTGCGCCGGGAATATTGTTTACAACATAAACAAAGTTTGGATTCTTCTTTTGCACAATTTCTGCCAGTTTGCGGAATGCCATTTCGTTTCCGGCACCTGGCGTGTTGCCGATATACACTTGCACAGGTTTTGAGGGTTCCCAGGCAAAGGCCAATGCAGGCACTAATAGTGCAGCGAGTAAGAATTTTTTGATCATCATGTAGGCTCCTTAAATAGTATTTGAAAATCTAACTTATATATCAAATTTTCTTATGAATACCAAAATTTTTAACCTATTAACAAAAAATTTGCAACTGAGCTTTAATTTGCCCAAGTATGCAAATATTTCTATCAACGCTGATACTCAAGTGCAAAATCTGCCCTGGACACCAGCACGTTATCGCAAGTTCAAAGATGCAGTAGATGCTGAACTACACTTGCCTTGCGATTATCACGGAACACTAAAGGAAATCACACATGATTTGTCAGAACGTTATACCCACAGATTCTTTGCCGAAATTTGGAAGCCCAGAACAAATGATTATGATTACACAGGTTGGCAGCTTGTTGACGAGATTAACGCACTTAACCCAAGAAGTGTTCTTGATGTCGGGTGTGGATACCACCCCTTTAAAGGCCGCATTGCAAATCTTGTGGGAATCGATCCTTACAATAATTGCTCAGATTACATGGTTGACATACTCGACTATGTGGGACAGCACGATGTGGTCATTGCTTTGGGCTCAATCAATTTCAACAGCCGAGACGAAATAGAGTCACGTTTTGCTAAATGTGTTGAATTATTGGATCAGGGTGGACGATTCTATTTGAGAGCCAATCCCGGAGTAACGCACAAAGCAGGGCCTTATGTGGACATTTTTCCATGGACGTTTGCGGTAGTGAAAGAATTTGAAGAGAAATACAATCTTAAATTAGAAACCTACAAACAGGATGCCAATGAAAGATTGTATTTTGTTTATACCAAGTTGTAACTGTTGATTAATTCAGCTGCTGCTTCGTGTGCAGCTTCTAAAGGATGTAGGGTTTGACTAATCTCAAACCCTTTTTCTTTGGAATATTCTAAAAATGATTTGTTATCGAACTGTGTCATGTAAGGTTTACAGTAGCCTTGCAATGTAGATACTGCAGGACTGGTGTGCCATTTAGTATCAAACATTAGATCATCCATGTAAGTCATTATGAATCTATTGCCCGATGCAGTTAGTGCGTCAATGGCTGCTTTGACGTGAATCAGTGTTGTGAGTTTGTCCCTGTATTCGCTGTGCAGATCTCTATAGTAGACTTTTGCTGTGTCGTCAGTGTCTATGGGCATGATTGTGCGCCAACTAAACGGCGTATCCTGGGTAGTGTAATCGAAACGATCTATCCAGGTCCAGCCTACAACATACAATGCAGGTTCTGAATCGGCGGCCAGGCTAGATAATAATCTCTCTAGTATTTGTAAATTACCCGACCCTGGACGGGCATAACAAGTGTAATCCCAACCATGATGCTTTGCCAACAGAGCTGGCCATGTGTAATTACTGGGAGTAGCCTTTGGGGCAAGGCGGCTGTCATCGTGTAAGTCAGTTCCAAAAATGAAACTGCATCCAAAACTCTTTAATTTCATAACGAAATTACTTAGCGAGCGTTAGTGGCCGTTGTTGTGTAACCAGGCGCCTTTGTTGAAGCTAGAGCTCCAGGATGCTGCATCTGCACCGCCTTTGCGTTGGCTCCATTCGTAGCCTGCGCGGTGTCCTGAGCAGTCCTTGGTGCATTGCGAACCGCGGAATGTTAGTTCGTCTAGTTGCTCTTCTTCGTTTGCATGCTTGAAGTATTGTACTTCACGCTCGTGCTTTTTAGCCGCGGCTTTAGTGGGGAAATCACCTAGATTCTTTCCGGACTTTTTGCTTACTAGTCTATAACCACTGCCATGTTTAATAATATGTTCGTCGATATCTTCGTTCTTTTTACGCCCGGCACAGTGGGCCTTTTGACTGAACCCTCGCGGATGCGAGCAGTCTATAGAACGCTTGTATTTTGCGCTCCATTTTTCCGACACAAATTCTGCTGCTCGCATTAAATAATCCCTGCTGCGCTTTGCAGAGTTTTCATTACAGCATCGCGCTCGAAAATTTGTTTGGTTTCTAAACCTGCTGCCACACGCATTTCGTTCATGTCTGTTTCAAACTTGGCACGATATTCTTTTGGGCTTAGTGGAACTACTGAGTCAAATGTGTCACGTGAGAAAGGATATTCTTTGTCGCGATAGTGCATGATCCAGTCGTCTTTTTTAAACTCTGTTAGTGTAGCTAAATCATCCAGTAACATTTCTACATTGCCGCCTGCTGTTGAGCGTCTGCGCATTTCGATATAAACTAGATAACGATTGGGTTTGATTTCGCCAGGTGACTTGTCTGCGTCGATCACAAAATCATATCCCTTTTCGAACCAAGACATCAAGTCTTTGGCGGCTTGATTGTCACGCACAAAGAAACTCACAGTGATAATGTCATCGTCATCGCCCATCTTGGAGCTGAACTCATCCACGTGAATAGTAGGCTTCATCAAGCCATCAAGATCCTTGTATTCCAAGCTCTCAAATAGAGGGAATGGCAGGAGGCTGACCGGGTTGTTGCTGTTGTTGTTGTGATTGTTCATCTTGTTTAACTTCGTCTTTGTCTAAATCCTGCTCGTATGCATCATCCAAGTCGGCCAAGTCAATGTCCTGGTCTTCAAGTTCGATACTACCTGTGCGGATATCGCTCATCAACGCCTTGGGTATAGTGATTTCTACTAACCACACAGGCTTTTCTATGATCTTGGCTTTGTGTGTTCCGGGCTGGTAATCCGATGGATCATCAATTTTAACCGGGACTTTCATCTTTACTTTTTTGTAAAGCACATCACAATCAAATGGCAGTAATCTACGACCGCCACGTGGGTCGGGCATGAGTTTTTCCGGCCACATAAAAATACATGTGACTCGGTATTTTCCAATCTCAGGACCGGCTACTAATTCACCAATATCCCAGTTTTTAAATGCGTATATATCTAGTTCGTCTAGCACACGCTCAAAGTCCAGCAGCGTAAGCAAGCTACCTTCGCTCAAGTAAATGTCGCGAATGTTATCGGCTACTTGCCAGTAGTCGGAATGATCTTTAAAAAGTTCTGTGTCTCGTAGTCCCATAGATATATTTAGCTTTGATGAAGTCTTGCTTGTACTTGTGGAATTAATACTTGTGCCCAGGTATCATGTGCATCTTGCCCATAGTGCCAGAGTTCGTCGCGTATAAATCCCTGCTGCTGGCTGTGGTGACTAAATCCAGTTTCTTGATATGGATCATGTGCCCAGGCACCTGGCAACCACGGTAATTCTGCATTAATTTTACCGTCTTGCTCTTCTTGACGAAAGAACGGATATTCACAGCCCAGGAAAAATAAAAATTTATAGCCTAGATTGTTTAACAAGTGGTGAAACGTCCAGATAGCATGTTCTTGCTCTTTGCCGCAACGCCATATTTCTTGTTCAGCAGTTCGATCAACAAAATGATTGTGAAAATAATCATTGTTCTCTTGCCAGCGAGGACGAATAAACTCTGGGATTTCATATCCAGGATCACCGCATATTTTATGCCATTGATTATTAAAATACCACTCGGTTCGTTCCCAGCTCGACCATCCAATTAGTATGAATGTTTCTGCAGGATCCAACTTCGGCAACGCCTCTATAGTTGTACGTATAATGCGTTGATTGCTGCCGCCTGGCAAAGCTATGTTAGTACAACTGAGATCAAAATGATCAGCAATTTGTTGAGCAAATGTATTTGTTATACTGTGCGGAGAGTGTGACCCGGCAGTGTGGCTATCGCCGTTAACCCATAAATGTTTCATAAAGTATTTAACGGAGCCTAATACTTAGCCTGATAAAATCTGAAATCTCTGGTCATAGATAACTCAGACCACTGGACCTAAATACTTGTAACAGAAGTCCTTTCTGTTAAATCTACAAGAAATGGAGTTAGCACTTGAGTAGAAACCGCGCTTTAAAAGCACAACAAACCCAAAGTCGCCGCATGCCAGTAGAACAAGACAACAACGTCCTACAATTCCAAACCCGCAAAATCACAAATAAACCTGTGGACTTGATTCCTCGCACGAAGAATCAGGAGAGTTTGGTATTGGCTCTACTAGATGCATCGCAGCACATCGTAATCACAGCAGGTCCCGCTGGAACAGGTAAAACGTATCTGGCAATGCAGGCCGCTGTAAAATCACTCAAAGAAGGAGATTGTGATAGAATTATCCTAACACGCCCAGCGGTTGGTGTGGAAGGTGAACAACATGGATTCTTACCTGGTAACTTGGTTGCCAAAATGGAACCCTGGACTAGACCATTGCTAGACGTTTTACGTGAGTATTATCGCCCGCAAGAAATTGCAGCAATGATCGAAGATCAAGTAATAGAGATAGCTCCTCTAGCATTCATGCGTGGAAGAACATTCAAGCACTCATGGATCATTGCTGACGAAATGCAGAACGCAACGCCAGCACAAGTAAAAATGCTAATGACAAGAATCGGATCAAACAGCAAGATCATTATCACCGGAGACGTGGAGCAAGCCGATCGCCAATATGGCGAAAACGGCTTGATGGACCTCTGCGAAAGGTTAGAGAAAGGAGGTGTTAATGGAATTGCTGTGTGTCACTTAGATGGCCGTGATGTGCAACGTCACAAGATCATTGGATCTGTGTTGAAGTTGTACCAGTAATCAAGTCATAGGCTTCGCGCCAATTTTTGACCACCGGATACGGGCACTCATGATTCATGTTGTGCCCGTGTTCTATTAACATACTACGCAATCCCATGTCGTGACCCACATCGGCATTTTCGGGCTTGTCTTCGATCCACCAGCACCCTGACCCTGCATACTCTTCCAGCGCATAGTTCTTGTCTGCACCTGTATCCAAACACACAATACGCTCAAATGCAGTGGATCCAAACAACTTGTTTAGATTCATTTCGCGAAGTCGTTGTGCATTGATATCTGTACTTAAACTTGTGATGCAGTGAAAAACATAACCGTGTTCTTCATGCAGTCGTTTGACATAATACATGGCATCACGCAAGGGAGGCAAGAAGCCGATAGCAGCTGATTCATTGAACATGCGGATTAGCTTTTTGGCTTGATCTGCGCCGATGTTGTAGCGTTCCCCGATGTTGTAAAGGAACTGTCCGCCTTCTACTGTATTAAAGCCGTGTTGTTCCATCCAGATGGCAAAGGCGTATTCCCAGTTGCATAGAACGCCATCGCAATCAACTAGGATTAGTTTCTGTGGGTTGTGTTTCTGTTGATTCTTCATTTGGTTTCTCTAGGTTAACTTGGTAACCGTTTTCGTTAAACAATCTTGTGATAATGGCTTCGTAGTGCTGGATGTAATACTGTACCAAGTTGTCAAAGTTCTTGGGCACTTGCAAGCCGCCCATGCCGGCTTTGACAACTTCTAACTTTTTAAAGTCTAGAATAACGTTGGCGCACTGAATGTCACGTGCTTTTAAGTTTTTGGTAACAGCCATTGCTTCGTCAGTCTGACCATTGGCTTTGTGGTAGTAGGTAATAACTAGGTATCTCATGATTTACTTTCTAATGTATTTTTTAAAAATTTTGTCGAATTCTTCTCTTGTGCTGGCCTTTGGGGCACAGACACCGCAGAAGCACTCAGGTTTTTTGCACTGTATTACAGGCATAGTATCTGTATGTAACCATTTTTGTGTTTGATCTATCAACGCCTGCGTATTGGACAAATTCCCAATCGGTCCAACTTCGTTGTCGAAGTTCATTTTACAATCTTTATTGGCAAAAATTTCCCCGTTTACTTGTTTGATATACAAAAAGAAATGATTCACACTACAGAACCAGTCTGGAAATTTATTGTTAACAAAAAATGTTCTTTCTCGATATTTTTGATCTGCACACAGTTGTCGTCCTCCACAACATGCTCTTCCTGTCCTTGCTAGATCTGTTGTTTCTGCGACAACTTTGATTTCTTGATGTTTTCCTTTGTTGGAATACAGTTTATTAAACCAGACTACTTGTTGTGGCTCGTAGTTGAATTGAGTTTGATATTCTGAATGATCAAGTTGTCGAGGAAGATATTTAATATCATTCTCGGTTAACCAATCGATCATGGCATTGCAATCGTTGAACAATTCTGATTCAGGATGCATTAATACAATGCATTTTTGTCTACGGTTGGCAGCTTTGATTGCCAACAGATTGTCCCGAAATAACTGTTTGTTCTTGTCTGAATTTTCAACATGATAGCTTACTGTGAATTCGTCAATTAACGGAATAATTGACGCTAGTTTTTTATGACTCACAATTGCATTAGTGGTTGTTGTTATTGTTAAATGCCATTGATCCTGGTACTGTGCATGTTTAGCCCGAACCTGTTTTAATATTTCTACAATGTCGGGATGATGTAAACTTTCGCCACCGTACACGTTCAATACTACATATTTTAATCCATTGGGCTTGGTTGACATATACAGATTAGCATATTCAAACATAAAGTCAATGGTTTTCAAACACTCACTAACAGGAGGATGTGCGGTTGAATTATCCCTGCCGCCGTATGTTCCAGACCGACAATAACTGCATTCAAGATTGCATTTCATTGTGAGTTCCCAATCCAACAGAAAAGTTATTCTGTTGTTGGGATCTACAGCAGGTTCAAGACAGTTGAGAGAGTTCAATTAGAGTAGCACTCAAGTTAATTTCAGGGTCGGCAACCATGGTGTTGTTGACTAAACCATTGCGAATAATAACAATAGCTTGATCTTGTTGTTCAGTTGACTTGCCAAACAACTCTACGTTGTCATACATCCAACGAAACACTTCTTCGGCTTCTTCTGGGCTAGCACTTTGGCACAACAGTTTGCGAGCTTCTGTGACTCGCCCGTGTTTAAACAAGTCCACACAGTCTAGTTTCCAATCACGAGTTGAACGATCGGATTCTGAAGGTGCCACTAGCTTGTTGCTTTGTGAGTTCAACTGCACAAGATTCAAACACTTACGCAAGTCTGGGTAAGTTGCTTTGACATAGCTGTCTAGCGTATCTAAATCAAACTCTACACCTTCTGTTACCAATACTGTGGCTACTCTGGCAGTAAACTCTGTTTGATCTGTTTTGGTAATGTGGAAGCCTTGGCACCGGCTATGAATCGGTGGCAAAATTTTGTTAGGATAGTTACATGTAAGAATGAAGCGCACTGTTTCGCTGTAGTCCTCCATTAAGTTACGCAGAGCAGGCTGCACTGAGTTAGGATTCATATAGTCTGCTTCGTCGATTAGCACAACCTTAAACTTGCCAAACGGCATTGTTTGACAGAATGAGATCAGCTTGTCTACCCATTCGACTTTACGTGCTTCTTTTGAACCGTTTGCAAACATAACGTCATACTCGTCGACGCCTAGTTCATTAATCAGCATCTTTGCCAGTGTGGTTTTTCCTGTACCTGGACCTCCACTCAATAACAAATGCGGAATTGATCCGTCCTGGATCCAGGCCAGTACTTGTTCACGCTGTGCGTCATCTACAAACACATAACCGTCTACGGTTTTAGGACGGTATTGTTCAACCCATAATTTTTTCATACGTTTCTTAATCCTACTCTGCTGTAACCCAATTTGCTGCGAATCTCTTTGGATTCTGCTCGTTTCATTGCTTCCATGTATCCGCGGAATGCTTCTTCCATGTCGGCGTCACATTTTACTGCACCGATAATATCCGAAATGCCGTGTCCGTGTTCGAACAATTTTTGGCCTATTTTGTAAGGCTTGTAATAACGATCACCAAAGTTCATTTAATATCTGCTTCCTGGTTGGCCTGGATCGTTTGACCCAGTGCATGCTAAGTTATGATCAGTTGACTTTGGGCAACGTTTGTTGCCGCAGTCTGGGCACACAATAAATGTGCTCATTGTTACCGGCCATCCACGATCATCTTTGATCTGGTGTAAACAATTATAACACCAACAGCGGTATTTGTTAACCTGCTGTGTTGCCAGATTGCTGTTTCCGATTAAATTCTTCCAAACGCTTTTTATAGTCATCTTCTGTTAATCCGTGCCATCCGATACATTTACCTGTTGGGCTACGACCGCAACCACAGCTACCAAAATCATCACCGTTGTCTTTTGCTCGTGGTGTCATACGTCTATACATCCTTTCTAAACTGTTGCTGAATTCTTCTCTACTCATCTTCGTCAATTACTTCTTCAAGTTCTTCAAATTTATCACCGGTATGAATGTTATATTCAATGTTGCCAACACGCCAGCTTTCGGTCCAAATGTGCTGATTATTGCTTTGCTCACCTGGACCAAGTAATCGTAACATGGTCAGGATTTGCTCTTGTTCTTTTGGATCAGTGATAATGCGACGCTTTTTAAGCAAGCCTAGTCCCTTCATGAACCGTATGAGTTTCTCGGGGTCGGCTCGTAGTTCCTCCCCGGCAGCACGAAGGCTATCCAAGTATTCTGCACGAGTCATTAGACTAGCTCTTCTAAGATACCCAACACTTCGGCTGCAATTAACAATCCGCCCACAACTGGCAGTCCGTAAATGCATAACGCAACACCTGCGGCAATGCGTAAAAAACTCTTTACAAGGCTCACATAAAAATGTCCCTTGCTAGTATCTTTAGGTTGAATATCAATCATAGGTTTCCTGTGCGGGCAACGGCCCTGGTTATAGTCACAATCAGCAGTTACTTCCTGCTTACAAATTTTACACTTCATTCTTGATATGCTGGGTTGGGAATATCCAACTCCCAAATATGCCACTTGGGTTTGTTGTTTCCTGTTGTTGTGTCTTTGAGCAATTCCATTGTGCGGGTTTGCTCTGCCTCTTGCAGTGTAGAATAAAAACCAACGCCTAATCCCGTGGTACCAGTACCACTGACTGCAAAATTCAGTCCAGTTTGTCTAATCAACTGATAAATCTTGATAGTTTTAGGTGGTCGGATTGGTTCCATTATCTATTCCAGTTCAAGGGGTTGTGGCGCCAGTTATTAAGATCAGGATCTTGCTCACGATCAGGCTCGTCCTTTAGTAATCGTGCTGTTTCAGATGCCGCTACTCGCTTGCGCAAACTTGAACTCGAGAAGCTGTGATCTCTGCTGTTAAACACTAGTTCAATGCCGCGCATACTGCATTCGTGCCGTCCTGAGAAATCAGTATCCTGATATTCTACTCCGAGTATGCGCACATCAACCGGTAGAATAAGTAAGAGATCAACCAGATCCTGCTCCGTTGAATAAACCACAACTTCGTCCACATAACGGCAAGCCGCCAGTTGAATTTGTCTTTCCACAATGCTCTGTACCGGCTTGTTCTTAGTATCTGGGCGATCGATGGTAGGGTCGGTTTGTAAACCACAGATAAGATAATCGCAGTGGTTTTTAGCTTCGGAGAGCATAGCAACATGACCAGCATGTAACATGTCGAAAGTTGAGAACGTAATCCCAATTCGTTTACCTTCTGCTTTGAGCTTTTTAATATGGTTGAAAATCATAAACTAAATTCACTGATTGCTGCTTTGATGTTGGCAAGATCTGTGGGTTCAAGACACAAGTCAAAATGCACACGTTCGTCTTCGGGGTGTTTGGAACCGTCATAAGTTGTAGTAATGCGCAAATGGGTAAGTCCGGGTACTGCCTCAACTGGTTTGATTTCCAAATATGTGTGCATGCCGCCGGTGTTACTGATCAGTTTTTTCATTGAGTCTTTTCCAAACTAGTTGTTTATTGAGTTGCTCGACAAACGCCTCTTCATCTGCAAATGTCGACGCGGTTCGTAGAATTTCGTCTAGTTGATATTTTACTATAAGCAAGTCCTGTTTGCAATGCCATTGGACAAATCCATCATTGTATCGATTGTTCATGTTTGCCGAACAGGCGCTGATTTGACGTTGAATGTCTCCAACGTCCCAGCTCTTTTTGAAACCCATTTTTATCCCGAAACTGCGTCGGACATCGTGTCGTCTATACCGGGCTCTGTGTCCGAAACCAACAAAATGTCTTTGTGGTCAATACGACGAATAGTGTGCTCACCAGATTCATCTTCGATTTCTACGCCTCGAGTCCAGCGGCCGTGTGCAACACAGATCCATTGTCCTGCGCGGATTTCTGTTTGTTCTGGCCCTACTGCATAAACTTGCCCCCAACGTGGGCGAATACCACCTGCTTTGCCGTTGTCGTTGAGCATGATAATGCCCGAGCTCAACTGGCGATTGCTGAAGTTCATATCTGCAACAATAACATAGTCGTTCAAGGGTTTGAATTGTTCTTTGTTAAATCGATGTGGTGCAAATGCAAGTTTCTGATTCATATTATAGCTTTCTTACTCCGGATGCGCGAGACTTTTCTCGTGGTGTTGGTAACTTAGTTTGTTGAATAGATTTGGATTTAGCAATAGCTGCTGCAAGGCCACCTTGCAATTCTGCAGGTGATGATGACATTTCGATGTCATCACGAACAATATCATTGTCGTCGGGCAAGTCTGTGAATACATCAGATGGAATTTCTGGTGCTACTACTTTTTTTGGTACTTGCGCTGCTACTGACTCTCCGCTGACATTACTTTGTTTTTGGTACTGTCGCTGTGCTTGTTGCGTTTTACGGTCGATTACTCTGTTGTTGCTGTCTAGTCGATCTCCACGGGCATTAACACCCATGTTTCCAACTGCTCGAGCATTTTCATTTTGTAACATAAGTGCGCCCATGTCAACGATTTTTCCCTGTGCTGTTCGGTATTGTTTAGTGGTCATATTTTCTCCTGTGTGGTATTTAACGCAAGAACTCGCGTGGGTCTAAATCATAGAACATTGAATCAATTTTGTGTACACCCAAGAGATACAACACATAACTGGCAACTGAACTGCCGCGTCCTACTCCCCAGATCACACGATTTTCTTGCATAATATCTACTAGATAATGCAAGTACTTCAACAGATCAAACAATCCACGTTCTTGATATAACAGTAGTTCCTGGCCTACTCGTTGTAGTTCTTGGTCAGTTTTACAAAGATTCAAGATGTGTTCTGCTATGTCTAATTCTTTGTACTTGTCAGGCATGTGCCAGTTGCATTGTTGAACAGTATCCCAGTCTGGAACACTGACATCGTTGTGTCCTTCAAACTTCCAGCCTATTAAGCATTCCGGATCTTCAATTACTCCAATCAAAGACTCAAGGTCCACACGCTGATCTACAATAACTCGTTTCAACGTGGCTAAACTACGTCCTTGCATCATGAGATCGCATAGATCTTCTTGATCAAAAATTAGCTCACCTTTAGTGTTTTGTATCATTGGGGTTTTGACTGAAGTTAGCAAAAACAACTTGGCCTAAGTCTGTAGTGGCGGTATCATGAGTCCAAGCCAAATCCTGATCTGCCCACTCTGATTCTGATGATGATGCTGGTATAACTACATTTCCTGCATCATCCTCTTCGTCGTCATACACAATATCTGAGTGAGTGAGGTTAGCCTCATGCCACCAACCGGTAGCAGGAAACAAATCTGTGTGTTCGTTTTCGCTGTGGAAATATTCTATGCCATCCCCTGCTTCACTACAGAATACCAATTCTGTAACCTTCATTCGTCCTTCCATGATAGCATTGAGTTTATGGAATATCATGATGCCCACAACTTGATCTACTGGTTCTTCGGGCAAGGTTGTGACATTTAATCCAAGGTCAGCAAAGGCTTCTGCTCGTTCAGTATCGATTTGATTGATAAAAACAGTGCTGTGTAACTCATTGCCTATGAAATATTTCACACGTTCCAGGGCAATGTTTTGATCTAGAGGATCCAAAGTTTGTGTTAACAATTTAATATTCAAATTGTAATTGGTCATCAGCATTGTTTCGTCGAACCAAACTGCTGCCGGGAATGTAGTTGAGTATTGTAATCTAACGTTCATTGGATGTCAATCTTATCGTCGAGTCCCTTGCCAAGGTCCTTGTTAGCCGCTTGATATACTTCTTGCAGTCGTTGAGAATGTTTGGTTTGGTAACTTTCTATGGCCATACGTATTTGGTTGCATAGGTGCCCATTGCCCATATTTTGGGCAATGCGTAGTTTTTTGTTGAGTTCTGTGATTTTGGCCCCTAACTCATCAATCTTGAGATCGTCTAAGTTAGGGATTAGTGGATGTTCCATAAGCGTATTTTACAATACTAAAATGGAATTGTCAATGCGTTTGGTTAAGCCAGTGTAGCAAAAGTATCGCTAGCGCCTGAACCATTACCGATTACAAACCATTTTGAGTTGATATACATTAGAATAACAGTTTGTCCAAATTCAGTAAATGTTACTGTGCCGGTGCCCGACGATTTCCATCCTGCATTGGTTACTGTAAAAATTCTAGTATCACTAGTGTTGGCCTCAGAATAATATGCTAACACTTTTATTTGCCCATTTACGCCAGCTGCCAACGTGTTGGTTTCGCCTGTGGCGGCTGTGGTAAAGTGTTCTGTAGTTAGTGCCAGGTTAGAAGCACTGCTAGCTGCGATAACCGATGCACTATGGTTGAACGGCTGAATCTCTTTGTTGGTCTCGTTTACTGTAATAGTAGAGCCGCCGTCGCTAGTAATGAATTGGAACAAATACGTCCCTGTTGCAGCAAAAGTAATTACATTGGTGCTAGGGTTGATACCTTGAATTCCTTGTGCATTTAAACTAACCGCAGTAGGTAGTGTTAATGTATGTGCAACGTTGGCCACTGAGACTTGAACATACACTACACCTGTAGTACCAGCTGCTGGAAAATTACTAAATGCCAAACTCACTGAACCGGATGTGGTTAATGTTTGAAAATGTCCTAGCGCATAGTTAATAGTCTGGCTACCGCTTACTGTGCCTAGTGCTGTTCTAACTAGTCCAAAGTCTGCTACTGTACCGTTGTAAACCAAACTACCTAACATATCGTTATCTAGTGTGGTTCCGGTCAGTGCCGACTTTAAGATTGCATTATTTTGCAGATCGGTAATTTCGTCTGCTGCATATTGAAAGTTAGTCTTGGAATTGGTGAAGTTATCACGAAAACCTTGCGAATTATTGTCTTGTCCGGCAACTGGATATGTGCCGTCAATGTTGTTTGGGTTAATGTTACTAGTCATGGTTTATCCTAAAATGGTCCTCTTGGGGAATACAAGATATTTATCGTATGCTTGGGTGTTGCTATACATATCTACCGGTGCAATAAATCGCACACTTTGCCCATCAAATGTAGTTTGATCTTCCCCAACTACTTCGATATCCCAGGTTGCACCTGTGCCTGTGCCTGTAATGTTTGTTCCCACGATGTTGTAGTAAGTGTTCCCTACACTAAATTCTGGAGCAATTCCATGACAAAATGCCTGTTCGATTGTACCTGCATTGTCAACTACAGCCACGGTTAGAATAATATCGTTGAGTGTGTCAACACCGCCCACTTGTGACCCATTGATACGTATCTGATTGCCTACTGCATAACCTGTGCCGCCATTGAACGCCAAACTTGAATCATTTGGTATTGGCAGTTGATATTCAGCATCAAGATCGAATGTAGTTTCTGCAGGGTCTGGTACCCACGCATCAGTTACAGGGTCCCAGTTTTTGCTGAGTAGCCCATCCAACTCATAACGATCAATTTCGAAATCAATGAGATTCAATCTTTCGCCGAACTGTGTGCGAATATAATAGGCCAACTGCTCGCCTTTACCGGGCTTAGTGTATGCAATAGGCCAAGCAGGCACAAAACCTAATACACGACCATTGGCCTGTTTAGAAGTCATCCATAGTGGCAAAATAGTGCCAGCTTGTCCCACTGTGTCAATCACTTGATCACGCATGTTAATTAAACTGTTGGGATATACTGTGGTAATTTCTGTAGAGTCGCCGCCGTTGATAGGGTAAGGCAATGTTACTGATTTTGATACACTTTTGCCATCGTTGTTTAATAAGTTATCTACTACTCGACTATAGACAACTTCGTAAATTACTTCGTCGTTGGCATTTCTTGCTTGGGCAACATTGACTTCACCTAGTACTACTGTTTTCCAATAATGATTTTCGTATAGACTGCTAACATAGTCTTCGTAGGTTGCTGCTGTTAGACCGAATGCATGATAGTAGATAACATTAGTTGCTCGACCAAAATTGGGATCATCGGTTCTGTACAATAAGTCTGGCTGGAAGATGTCAGCATTTTGTAACAGCCCTTGTATTAATTCGCGATCATTTTCTGGAGGCATTGCCTGCACGTATAAGTTATCATACGGTGCATTGTATGCTCTAACAACCGTGATCGAAAATTCCTTTGATACACTAACCAATCCATTGACGCTAAATGCTTGTACAGTAAATGTATGCGTCATGTCAAACGTTGTTTCTGTATCCACAGTAGAGATACTTAGATCATTCATGGTAACATCAAATGTAGTTGTACCTAGATCCAGTGCAAAAGTATCAAAACTCACTCTGCCGGCAATGTTACCTGATGGTAGAAGCTGTAGTCCTTGTGGTAAACTTGATGTGCTGCCGCTGAGCAATCGGTATTGCAATGGAATTCCTGAAACAACTTCGGCAGCAACATACAAGGTACTAGTAGCACCATTATTGATTGTGCCAAGGTCTGCATCAGTTAACCAAGTTACTCCTGTACTAATATCCCCAGTGATAGTGAGACTGAAATAATATTCATTGAAACTAAGTGGATTAATATCTTTACTAACTCTGACGCCAAAATTGTATGTATTCTCCGTTAGTCCCATTGCTGGAATGTATCCGTATAGCCAACCTGAATTTTGATCTAGTGTTAACCCTGGAATTCCCGAACTGTCTCCGGCATCAAATATCAATTCAAAATCGATTTGATCTCCGTCGAGATCGTACCCTAGGAATTGATAAGCAAACCAATTGTCATTTCTCACTGAGCCAATGCTGCCCTGTGGATTAGTAATAACTGGCGCACGAACTGGTGTAACGTCGGCAGTAACAAATGTATTATCAGCAGTAACTTCCACGTTGTCAGCAGTCATCATGTTTTTGCTGTAAACATAGATGCTGAAAGTTCTTAGATTACTATAAACACCGTCGCTGATTTCTACAGTGAACTCATAATTTGAATTTACACTTTTGGTACTGAAATCAAAACTATATTCGTCGTAGCCTTGTTCATCTCTACTGAATCCAGCTTCTGTTTCATTCTGTGATAACGGGTCAATGAAACCTGTAATCAGTCCTGAACTAGACATTGACAAACCTTGCGGCAAACTGCCCCCGGCAATTCTTGCTACCACAGTGGTATTGGGATCTGGATCAGTGTATTGGATTTGTAAATCATCAACTAACGATCCATCGTAATATTGTGCAATAAGTCCAGTAGGGGTAATAAACGCCGGGGGGTTTGGTCCCGATACTGTCAAGCTAAAAGTTCTATCTCTGATTCTATCAACCACAAGATTGTTGCCAACATATTTCTGAGTGTATGCACGAACAGTAAATTTGCTAGTTACATCTCTGTTAACTGGCGATGGAACTCCTTGTATACTAGCTACTGCTTTGGGAGTTCCGATAATTAACCCGTTATCTGCAACTTGGATACCTGCAGGCAATTGCCCGGCTTGTAAGTTGAAATAAATGTGTTGATTAAAATCAGCTGCCATTGTGCCTGTGGCAGTAGTTAGAGCAACTGGTGTTGTAGTAAACTCGCTGGCAGTAAGAGAAAACTCAGTGCTGCTATGAACTGCAAGTACAAAATATCTTGTTAGTGCATTTATACCGCCGAACACTGTCCCTTGTGTACCCCCAAAGATTACATTAAGCCCAGGGTATATAGATGCTGTGCTGTTGCACGTAATTCTATTGGTAGTGGAACTAGTGGCAGTACATGTTACGCTCGCGATGATATCTGTATCGGCCAACATGGCCAGCTGATAAAATACCCCTTCTGGTATAGTGCCTAAACTGCCTTCGGGTGTGATCCATACTGGTTGCGCCATGCTGATTACCAAGTGGTGTCGAATGCCACACGTCTCCAAATTTCGCTAGAAGTATCGTAATCGGCTATGCAAACATAAAGATAGTTAATGTCGAACGCAATCATGCCAGCAGCATCACCGGTAGTTCCTGCTGGAGTCACAGGTGGTGTATCTTGAACTCTGCTGAAAAGTTCTCCAAAATTGTTGTTACATTTAATGTAAGCAGTACGGATAGGATCGCCGTTGCCATCATTGGGGGTGTTTCCTACGTTAATAACTTGTTGAGCCATTGATTAAATCCTCTGGCAAGTATTTACCAGAAATTCAAAAGCACAAGTTATAGACGTTCGTTGCAAACGTCCCAGTCGATGATTTTCCAGATATTATCTAGGTACTTTTCTTTGTCGCTTTGATAGTCTAGGGCCCAGGCATGCTCCCACCAGTCTACTAGCACACAAATATCAGTGCGAACTTGGTGGTTAGGGATAGTTTTAATAGTGCCTGCTGTGCTCAAATAAATCCAACCCGAACCTTGAATTTTCATTGCTTCTTCTTTAAAAGCAATTTTGAAATCTTCGTAGGTTTTAAAGTGTTCTTCTATTAGCGCGAGTACTGCGCCACGGGGTTTGTTGGCGCCCTTAGGAGCCCTAAGCTGAGGGAAGAACTTATTGTGTAAAAAACTGCCAGCACGAT